CGGAGCTTTCGGTGTTGTCCTCCCCCCAAGAGGCAGGTGTGAATACTTCGACGGGATGGTCCGTACCGTCTATCTCTTCTTTCGCCGCCTGCGGGGTCAGGCAGATGCCGCCCGCTTCCTTGGCCCTGTCAAATACCGTGTCGCCGGGGAAACGTGCCACGTCCGCCTGCCACAATAATACATTGCCATCCGCTGTCCTGTTGCGGATATCGGTCAGATGCAACCGGTCGGCAACCTCCTTCGTTACTTTAATGTAAAATGCCATAATTCTATTGTTTTTAATGTTATCCAAATTTTCTTACTACTACCGCCTTGCCCCCCTGTGTGAGCACCTTGCCGCCTTGTGTCAGCGCCACGTAAGGGCCTCTGTCCTCCACCTCCAGCTTTAACATCATGCCGTTGCTGAAAGGTATCCTGGGAGAGTATCCGTCGGCAACCTTGGCATATCCGGCATCTCCGCTCTTCTTGACGTACCAGTGGCAGTTAAACATGGCGGATGGATTCGGGATAACCCCCATGGTATCCCGAATGACGGGTCTGGGAAAGATGGCGTAAGTCCCATCCGGAACACCCGTAGGTACGCCCTCCCAGTCGGCTTCAATCTTCGGAATCCTGCGGCGTATCACCGTAGAGACTGCCGGGTCCGATGTGCCCGGGGTTGATGCCGGAGTCCCGGAAGCCGCATAGGTGGCCTTGCAGACAATCGTGATGTCATCACCTATATAATTGCGGTCAATCTTATATACATTCTTGTTCAGTGATACAAACTCCCAGTCGTTGTCACCCGCTCCTGTGGTTATCGCCTCCAGCGCTCCCGTAGACAACAGACGGTACCAGAAGAACTTGCATTTGCCCGTAGCCGTCACGTCCGTGTCGCCTACCATCAGTTTAGCCGTGATGGTCTGTGCGGTGATGTCACGCACCGGGTTCCAGTCCAGCGTGGACGGGCTGTCTATCGTCAATACGGGGATCGCATCCGTACCGTCAACCGCGCGGACAAGACAGCTCATCTGAAAAGTAAACAGCTGTCCGGTACGTGTGTCGGCATATTCCGCGTAAAACTCCAGCGTGACGGGTTTTAGGACGGTGACATTTTTTTTCATTGTGATCTGTCCCTTGCTGTCACCGGACTCCGTAATGCTGTAGCCTGTGTTTGTCGATGTGATAAGTGTGCGTGTGGTTCCGATGCGCTCGTACCACTTCATGTTGGTCAGCCTGGAGTTGACCGCCCCGATTTTAGTCACCGCTTCCGGATCGGTGGCGTTGCACCGCGGAAACAGGACCAGCGGTGTCAGCGTATAGTCCGGAGTGTATTCAGCTTTGTCAGCCTGGTAGACCTGCATGTCCGGCACGCTGCCCACCACCTCGATGTTACAACTGGTTTGTAACAGCCGGTAGTTGATTTCTATTTTTCGTTGCTTTGTTGCCATTGTATAAAACCATTTTAAAATGTTACAAAATTCTCCGCCACTTCAAACTGCTGCCCGTCACGCAATAACGCCTGTGCTTTAAACGTACACACCCGCATGTTGGTATAATTCGGTCCGAGATCATCTATCGTCAGAGGAAGATTTTTCCCGGCGCCGGCACGCTTCACCGCCCATGCGTTATCTTCTGATACATTCCCGGTATCACGCGTCCAGCTCACATCAGCGTCAAGTATATGATCTGTCACGTCACGGTTGTACAGCTTGCCGGTAATATATAACGTTGTGGAAAAAGTCTCGATATCAAAATACCACCCCTTTGTGCTGCCGATCTCTATCGTAAATTCCGGGTTCCCTTCCAGCATCGCCCATCCGGCCGCCGCATATTGCGGTTCGTCGGCTGTTCCCGTCATCAGGCACTTCCATTTGCAGCCGTAGTGCCAAACCGTGTCCGCCCGCTCCTGCGTATTGGTGTAAGGATTGTCAGAGGACGCGACTTCGGCCGACCAAAAGCCACGGTCCACCAGTTCCTGTACGGGCAGTCCCTGCCAGTCCACCCGGTAAAGTTCACCGAAGATGCCGGCACGGGCGAATATGTACGAGTGCTTATAGTTGACGGGGAGATTGTCAAACAAATCCAAATTGGGCAAACGCCCCAATATCATGTAATAGTTGTTCTGTTCCAAGACAGGCTTCGTTACTCCTTCCAGCCAGACAAGACATTTATCCGTGGTGGCGGACAAATACCAGTAGCTTTGCCTGTCCTCATTGAAGGCGTTTCCTCTTCTGGTAATGATCGTCAACTCTGTGGGAGGATAGTTTTTACCGCCCGGCACCTCACTGTCCGGGTATGACAACACCGAGATGGAGTTGGCCGGGACATTCTTGGACAGCACGCGCATCCACGAGGCGTAATACTCCCCCGTTGAAAAGAGGTTGTTTACAATCCCGTACACTATATCACCCTCCTGGAATGCGGTGAAGTCATTCTCCCAGCGCTTGCGCAATTTCAGGGTATAAGTTCCGTCGCTCTCTAAAGCCACGGACTCAATGACTCCGTTCTCGGAATATGAGGTGTCGCCTTCCTGTGCGTTCAGACGGTTATAGATGATTTCCTTGAACACTGCGGAGCCGCGTACCTCAAGACGCTCGAACTGACCGCGCCCGTCAGGATAGATACCGGCACCTTTACCGGCAATCATGGAGTCGATGAACTTGCCGAACTTCAATAAGAAATTTGTTCCGTCCGCTTGATCCTTACGAAGGAACATTACTAAGGAGCGCAATGCGGAATACACGTTACTATCCGTGGCCGGTGTAGAGTCATTCCTTCTTATCACATACACACCGCTGTCACCATCGCCCGTATAGGTCTGTCCCTTTAGGGTAAGGCTCTCAACCTTTTCCTCCAGCTCCCCGATACGAGAATAGGCGGCGGTTTCCCCGACAGTATATATAGGGGAATCATAAGCTAAATCAAGATTGAATTCAAATCCGATAACCCTTGACTGTCTTCCGTTCTCGAAATAAGCCTTGTTGATAAGGTTGACCTTTTGACCGATGCTATAGAAATTATGAACGCCATCCTCACGGTATGCGTCATTTGACATCATCGTGCAGCCATAGGTACTCGGGTCTATCTTGGATTTGGCAGCGTACTTTTCAGTCTTTTCCTTCAACTCCTGCTCGGCGGCACCCACAAGCCCCAGCTCGGTTATTTTCGTACTGTCCCAGCCGGAAAGCACATATTCATCTCCATCCTGGGGAAAGAGCACATCACCGGGAAGCGGTCTGCCATAGTCCTCATTCCTGACTATCTCCCAAAGCTGTGCCTCAGGGTTCCATCCGCCATCCTCCAATTTCTCCGGCTTTCCCTCAGGATTGAACTTCACGGCAAACTCCAAACCGTTGAGAAGCCCGGATGCGAAACGTATCCTCAGCTCCTGACCGGGGAGGATATATTTCTCGGAAAAGTTAACACCCGTGTCCCTAAAGCGGTAGGCATTCCATTTTTCCTCGGTGGTTGTGCCGTCCTCATTCTCCACCTTGTCCGTCACTTCGATAGTGGCAATATCCGACATTGTACCGGTACGTCGTGGATAGATATCATCAAAAACAATAACCTGCTCAATGGCTTCCTCTGTAACCATATTAGGATAGGCATCAATATAAGGAGTTCCAGCAGGCAGCATCAATCGTCTTTGAACGACACCATTCACAACTACTGATTCATCCACCGGACGATAATTGGAAGGTATGTTCCTTGTAGAGCCAAAAGCATAGATACGGGTTGCATAAGCGGATTGCGAGTCGGTGCGTGTCATTTCCTCTACATTTACACCGATCTCCCAATTAACAGGATCACCGAACTCACAACGCCCGAAATGGATGATGTTTTCAGTCACCCAACATTCGCAATCCCATTTCTTCGCCATCTCAAAACAAGCGTCAAGGATGTTGATGTTGTCGTAACTCATCAACTGGGACTTGTTTTCGACTGTGGAATCAATGGAGAAAACAAAATCCTGTCCTTTGTATGTGTAACCAAGAGCTTTCAGATTTCTAAGGACTATACCGGCTTGTACGTCAAGCGGGGCGGTCAGGTTCCAGGACGCCTCCTGTCCGGTCGTCTCCGGGGTATATTTGAAGATTTTGTTTTTCCATTTCCAGTAATAGGCGTCAAGCTGAAGCTCATAGTCGTATGCCCCGGTTTTACGGTTGTACTTGGGTTTGTACAGATCGCATAGTTCGAACCGTCCGAAACGTGTGTCCTCCGTCCAGTCGCCCAGTTTGAAAAAGACAGGAGATTTCAGGGAGAACTTCAAAAGTATAAAGTCCTCCTTCATCAGAGTGAACTTACGTTTGCTGCCTTTTCTGACAACATCCTGATAACATGGTGTACCAGCTGAATTTCTGATCTCAATTTTCATACAATATCTTTCCTGTCGCCCGGATTGGGTTCTTTGAGTTTGACCATAAACTTACCCCGGCATTTTCCGTAACTTCCATACTTGCCGCAAGACAGATAGTACAGATTGTAAATCTTTCCCAGTGCCGGGATTTTCAGTGCAATTTTACCCTTTACCAGTTCGGATACAAAGGACGAATATTTATCCAGATAGTCACTTTGCGAGTTTCCCGTAATAAAAAAAGGCAGGGTGAGCTCCCTAGAATCCATCTTGCAGATCTCAGGCGATGAAGTAATCTGTATGCCATGTTCCAACCTGCTGTCATTTTCGATATAGTCCTTCACAGGAGGGGGTGTCAGTATAGCCTCCAAAGCTCCGTCCATCAATTCCGCACCCCATGTACTCCAGATATTCCTGCCATTAATAAAAGCATTCCTCTCCATAATCACATTCCTTTTGTGTTTTTTTCTATCTCGGCAAGAGTGTCGTCCATGCCGCTCAATATGCCGGTATATTTTTCAATTTTCTCCAAATGATCGTTGCATTCATGCAATACATCGCGCATTTCCGTGACACACACCGAATGAGCAGCAAGTTCCTTTGCCATATTCAATGCTGCCGTGGAAATAATAAGCATATTCGCATTCATTTCCGTTCCTTTGGTTTCCAAACGTACATTAGACTCATACATGGCTGTCAGCCGTCCGCTGATCTCCTCACCTGTTTCCTGGCTCATGGTGGTGGAATATCCTTTGGAAGAGGATTGGGAATAAGAGTTTCCGGATGCGTCCCATCCGAAGATATCCGCCAGACTGTCTCTCTCGGCCAGCACTGCTTCAGACAACTGTTCCTGCATCTCACGCAATGCATCAACCTCATCTTTCGTATAACTATCCTCACCATATTCTGCCCAGGTTTCATATAGTTTTCTGACCTGTTCCTTGTACTTGTCGGCCATCATGGCTCTGATAATGGATTTGCGGAGCTGTTCCTCCAGATTCTCGGCCAGTTCTTCATTCCCGTTCTCCAGATCGGATATCATCTCCCAGTAAGAATCCTCAAAACTGTCAAAGGATATACCGGTAACCTGTTCCTTCACCGCCTCCAGTATTTCCTTTTCCGTTTCGCCATATTTGATGATATTTTCCAGATGGTTCCTGAACTCTCCGTCCATAACAGACCAGAGGCCGGCATAATTCTCCCTGATGGACTGCAAGACTTCCGGGGACATATTGATCATATCTTTCATCTCATTGAACGTCACACCGTACTCCCTGGATATCTCCCCGGCGACATCACGCCAGTTCTGTCCTTCCCATTTGTAGGAGCCTTTCCACATCCTGTAGCCCTGGCTGTGACTTCCGATACTGCTGCCGGCACTCAGACGTGCCTCGGCAAGTTTCTTTTGTACATCCAGCTCGTTTTTTGCAATATTCAGAGCTTCCTCTCCAGCTTTGGATGCTTCTGCACCGTAACTTTCATTTATATATGCCTTTTTTTTGTCAAGCAGCTCGTCCCAGATATCCAGTAGATTATCATACTGCGCCACCATCTCATTATAACCGGAATAATCAGCGCCATGGAAAATACCACCGGCCCCCTTGATCCCAAAAATGGACCCCACCGTATCGAAAATTCCTCCTACGGCATTGCTCACAGTTTCCAGTATATTTCCCACGAATTTGTCAAGCCCCTGGTCACCGATCTGGTCAAGTATGGCCAGGATGGCAGCAATAATCCCGCCTATCTTCGATCCGGATTCCGAGAGTACGTCAACCAATGACCCGACACTATCCCCGAATGAGGAAAGACTTACATCCGCTTCCCCGAGCTGTGCAATGGCATTGGTGACTCCGGTTATATTGTCTATAGCCTTCTTTGATGACTTGTCCACATTCGTTTTCGCATTCGTGACATTCTGGGATGCTGTATTAAGCTTTTTCTTCGCCACCTCCTGCTCGGCATGTGTTCCACTTTCCAAGGACATATTATATTCATCCTGAGCCTTGGTCAGTTCCTCCTGAGCTTTTCTCAGATTGTCCAACTGGTCTGGAAGATCACCAAGCAGTCCGCCTTTGTCAATAATGGCGGATTGTATCCCGTCTAAAGCTTCGTCAACAACCTTTTTTTGCTCTACAGCCATATTCTTATACTCATCGGATTCACGGAACAGTTTCAACTGTGCCCTGACTTTGTCAAGCTCTTTTTTAGACACCTTACTTAAATCCCCGAATATCAACTCCCAATTGATCTCCTGCTTCAACTTCTCAACATCCAGGGCCGACAGAGCTTCCTCAAACTCCTTTTGCAGGGATGCGATCCTGCCTGCATCAGACTCACTATCCATCAAATTCCTGTATTTGCGCGTCAACGCCTCCTTTTTCCCTTGGAAGGTGCCGTATTTGATCAGATATTCGTCCCATGCACTTTCCTGCTCATGCAAACCCTCTTTCCTCTGACGTCTGGTGGTGTTGCTGATGATCGTGTCAAATGCCGACGTATCCACGGACACCGAGTACGAGTCAAAGGATTTTTTCACATAACGCTTGTCCTTCTTCGCCTTCAGTTCCTCCTCGGCCTCGAACTTTTCTTTCTCAAACCGGATTACAGCCTGGATATAGTCATCCTTCTGCCGCCGCAGAAGCGATATCTCCCTGCGGTTGTCAAGTTCCCGCTGTGCCAGTTCCTTTTCAGCCCCGGCCTCCATAGCATCAATACGGGTTTGGGCTATCCGGTATTCCAGTTCCTCCTCCTGACGCTGACGCTCCTGCAAATGTTTCTTCTGCAAGTCCTCCAGTTTCACACTCTGCGCATTAACCGCATTGGCTTTCTGAGGATCCACCTGGATATCCGTCTTGCCGGAAAGAATGGTGCGGGCCATGTCCCTGTACTCGCTGCCCGCATTCTTTTCGTCTGCAAGCCATGTTTCCAGCTGTTTCTTGTTCATCTTGATGAACTCATCCCGCATCTTGATCCTCTTCTCGTTGTCCTCCAGGGACTTCTCCAGACTCTCACCCCGCAGTTCCCGGATTCGGAGCTCAGCACCCTTGATCATTTCGCCATACTTCCTGACATCATCATCAATACGTGCCAGTGTGCCCGGAGTATTATCGAACCAGGAGGTGGAATATCCGGTATTGCTCATGGAAGAAGTCACATACACCCCTCCGGCCTGCTGCGCCTTCAGCGCGTTCTGGTATTTCTTCCTGTATTCCTCCAGATTATTCTCCTCTTCCTTGATGGCTTCCCGGTTCATATATTCCAACAGTACCTTCTGCTGCCGCACGAGCTCCCTGGCTTTGCCGCTGGAAATATCCAGTGCCTGTCCGTATTCCCCCACTTTGGTTATCACTCCGGGAATATTGTCCGTGATTTTGGTGATGATGGAATTAAGTTCGGCCTGCTCATCCGAGGATAGTCTGGTCTTGGTCTTCAGCTCATCATACCGGTCCAGCAACGGCATATACTCGGAATAAAGGCTTATAACCCGTTCCTTCTGTTCATAAAACTTTTCATTGGCGGTGGATACTGTTGTATTAACAGTTTCAGCCATTCTGTTTTTCAGGCTGATCCATAAATCTCCAAGCCAGGACAACCGTCTTCCTAGTTTCAACTTGGCATTTTCCAGCCTTGCATCAGCCTGAGCAGCCTTGTCAGATGCGGATACATACACTCCGGATTGTGTTAGCTGGCGGTCTATGATATTGGACACCCCTTTCATGAAATCACCAGTTTTGGCAACCTCCTCATTGATTTCTGCGGCGGAAAGTCCCAGATTGTCCAGTATAAGAAGCGACTTGCGCCCCAGACCGGTCACAATAGAGTCTGTCATATATTCCACACTTTGGCCGGTCTGCTGCGCCTTCAACTGGGCGAATGCCAGATATTTTCCCATATCATCAACCGGGATCCGGAAATCCTTTGCCTTGACCGTTGCTTTCATCAGCTCAAGATCCGATAAGGTTCCCTTAGTGGCAGTACGAAGGTTTGCAAGAAGATCAGGGCGGTCCAACTTCTCAAATGCATGAAGAACTCCGTCAGCCTGAATGGCCACCTCCACACTTTCCCTGACAAATTCCTTTGCCTTGGACATGCCGTCTTTGAAAAAATCAAGGGCAGCCGCTCCGGCGGACGCAAAAAATCCCACCACCATAGCTTTCATATTCCCCAGTTTCAGGAATGATCCGGAAGTTTCATTGGTTCCGCCACGCAGACGGGCCATCGCCTCTCGTGTTTCCTCCAGCTGCTTTTCCAAACGGGCATATTCTTCCGGATGAAGGGACTTGACAGTATTGTCCAGCTGTTTTTGAAGCCCGCGGGCCTCTTTGGCCAATTCCGCATAAGTTTTCTCGGTGCTCTTCATGGAGGAGCGGAGAATCTTCACTTTCGCATTATTATCGGATATGGCTTTGGAATTGGATTTCAACTCTGCCTCCAGACGTTTGTACTCATCGCTGCCTTTCTTGCCGGAGGCTACCAGTTCTATCATCGAATTGCGCAAGCCGTCATTCGTCCGTTGCAGCTCACGGGAGGACGCGTTTAGACGGTTCAGTTCCTCACGGGCCTCACTGGTATTCAGGGAGAGGGTGAACTTTATATAATCATCTTTCAGTTTCTTGTTCATACGGTTACTTTTCGGCAAAACTAGTAACCGGCAAGGAAGGGGCAAAGGACGGGAGAAACATGAGAAGCCCCGCATATCCATGGACAACGGGGCAAAATATCAATGAGGACGGTATCCGGGACGATGCGCACTGTCATTCCCGTCCGGCCAGGGAAACAACTCCTCCAGCCGGTTGCGGATCTCCTTGCGGAGCGAATCGGACATGCCCGCTCTCAGATCAGGCAATGCGTTGTTGTACACTATCCCCCATATCTGACGGTTATAGATACGGAGATCGCGTTTCTCCCGCATGTCAAGAAAACGTATATAAAGAGGGTAGCCCGTTTCCAGCATTATCGGATCCACCCCCGTTATCTGAAACTCGGCTGCCGCAAGACGGTCACGCAGATGCCCTGTACGGCCGGGCACAATTTTATCCGGGCGGAATCTCACCTTAAGCTGTCTTCCTTCCCGGTAAATACCTCTTTCCGCAATATCCAACTGCCGTTGATAAATGGTCTTGAAGTCACGGGACAGGGTTCTTTTGAAGAACTCCTCCCTCACTGGGTTCCATCCGTCACTCATTCCGTACCGAGTTTAAACGACACACTCCAACCGCTGTAATCCGTATAGAATCCTGTTTCCGGGGTAGTGGTCATCCGATCAAGATTACGCATAAGACAGCACCCCCTGTTCCTGTCACCACGCATCACATTCTTGATGCTCTCGACAAGGGGCTGTGTATCTTCCAGCACCCGAACCGGACCACGGCGCTGCATATCCATACGGTCCATCAGGAATATAAGACACAGGTTATCCTCTTCCACATTGTCCGGATCCGTACCTGTCTCCTGTGCGGACGGTACGACCACGAACAGAACCGGAAGCTCGTCAGAACTGATACTTTTCAGACAGTCGCTCATGTCCTGGTCCACATTCACTACTCTGACGGAATGTATGCCAGGTACACGCCGCATGACATCCTCATAATACTCACGATAGGTTCTCAAACTGATCATAGGCTCTATCTTTTGGAATGTAATTTTTCAAACTTCTTTCTGTAAAGGAAAATAAGGATATCCCAGAACGGTGTCGCCCTCACCTCTGCATAGTTCCCGAATACCCCGTTCTCAGCGATATCCATCCCAATGCCTGTCCAGCCGGTATGGTCATCCGCTTCCGGCTTCTCATCTTTTCGGAAAAGAATCCGCAAGTCAACCGTTTCACCGTCAATCTCCAAAGGCTCCTCCCGGATGATGGCGAACACATTCATAAAAAACAGATAAGCATGAAGACAGAGCAGAATTGGCGGTTCCGCACCTTCCCTTCCCGTATAAAGAGCTTTTCCGAACTCCCGTAATATCATGTCCCTGTCGCCGCCACCCTCATCACCCATCCGTCTTACCAGTGCCATGCACTTGCAGAAGGTGTCAAACGATACCCCGTTGAGCATGTCTTCCGGTCCGTGAAAGCCGTTCCATTCCGGAAGGAGGTTGATTCCGGTACTCAGGTCCAGCCGGAAAGATTTTCCCTCACGAATAACGAACGGATCCGTCAGGGACAACAGTGCCAGCGTTTCTTTCCATGTGGATGGAGGAAGATGCCCCATATCAACTGGGAGTGCCAGAAAAAGAGACAGAATTTTCAAACGTATCCCGGGTTCCGACAATATATGCTGGTTAGCCATGGTGGCGATCTCCAGATAACGGTAATACTGGGCAGGTGTCAGTTCCTCAAGCGTTTCCGGCACACTCACTTGTCTGTTCTGATAATATATTACACGCATAAAAATCAAAAGGTTATCCCCTTGCTTTGAAGCGTGGGGCCTGAAACATAGAAATCAACCTCCTCAGGCGCGGCGTCCAAAGCCGCCACCGTATCCTGCAATTCCTGAAGATACCGGTCGGCATCGGCCTGAAGACTGTCCGCCACACTTTTCCGCGCCTCTTTCTCTGCCCGTAACTTTTCCTTTACAGTTCCGGTCTGCTGCACCTGTACGATACCTTCCGGAATAACCTCTACAGGCAGGCGATCAACCGCTTTCTTGATGGCCAACAGTGCCAGAGGTCGCTGGCATTCCTCCAAAAGAGTGTCACATACGTTCGGATCCCTTCTGACAAGCCAATCAAACCGCTCTTTTCCGACAACAGGCAGAATGTCTGTACGCTGTATTTCACGCAGGATGGGAACCAGTATGAGAAATAGACGGTGGCTGCCGATATGATAGAACTCGTCAAACTCGTCCTTGGTACGGATGAGCAATCCGTCCATCTGTCTTTTAGCCAGGCTTTTTTCCCAGAAGTCAAACTGCTTCTCCTCCAAGAATCCTACCAGAGCATCCACCGACTCATACGCCAGATTAAGTATGTTCATTTCATCCTTATATTCCTGAAGGGCAGTCAGCCCCTTCTCATTCTCTCCCAGTTTCCTCTGCCTTCCGCTACCGCCATGCTGTGCATCCAACGTGGGAACAACCTTTACCCATGCGAAATATGCCACGGCACGCTGCGCCATGAATACAAGTTCCTCTTTCTCTGGATCCAGGTCTTCATCCCAATAAAGGGCGACTATCGCCGAAAGCACGTCCGCCCCGATAATACAGGTCAGCTGGCGTGCGGCCAAAGGCAGTACCGGCTTCCACTTGGAATAGTCCAGGCTGTCGGAAATCATTCCCAGCGCCGCAACAAGCTCCTGGCGCCCTTCTCCGTTTCTGTCGAATATCATTTTCATAACTTATATGTTTTCTTTCATACGGTTTCCCGGCGACACGTTCTCTTCCTGACTCACCACATTCCTGTACAGTCCGATACGTATATCTGTTCCCGGCCAGTTGGCGTTGATATACTCCTGCACCGGCTTGCAGAGTATCATGTCCGGAATAGCCGTTTCAGACGCATTGTAGACCTTGATGGAATACAGTTTCTCGCTTCCACTGCTCAGTTTGTTTTCCAAAATGAGGTTCGCCAGCACCGGATCAATTCCGAACCCGGAGGTGGCAGCAGCGTCAGCCTTGTTGCTGATTCTAATCTGTGCCTCGATGTAATCCTTCACCTTCTTATCAATAGGAGTCACCTTCCATCCCTCAAAATCGTTGGCTTCATCGCTCCAGAACCGGGTGGTGTGCATATATTTTCCCACATTCTTCATCCCGGTAATACCTCCGGCAAATTTCTCCATGCATTCATCCTTGTAATCCTCCAGCATCTTGACCGTATAGGTTTCCCCACGCTTGCGGCATACGGATTTCAAACGTTCCTCCACCTTGTCCCAATACCCTTGTGGAGATTCTATATGCAGACTGAGCGCACTGGAATTCAGATTATAGTTATGCAGTAATGGTGCCAAGGTACCGGCTATTTCCAGCCAGTCAAAGGCTCCCAGAAAACGCGGGGTACTAACAAAATCCTTACAGAAGGAATAGATGTTGTAATATCTGGCCGACACCGGATATCGGAAAGGCTCTGCCGGATCAAACATGGGATACCTCTCCATATATTCAGGATCCGGGAAAGGGAAATCTCCCACGACAATGCCTTCCGGATCATTTTTCCCAGGGGGAGGGTACAACAGTCTGGCACGCTGGTAAGGGATATGCTCCAACCTTAGTAGCTTCCCCCGCCCCCGCCAATACGGGGCGCACGGTTGCGGACAAACTTGATAAAGAAGCCCTGCATGTGGGTGAGATCAACCAGACAACGGTGCATACAAATCCGATAATCCCAGGAAGACATGTCCGACTCAATATCAGGTGCAAGCACCCATTTTTTGTAGAAACGGTTGTCCGTATCATCAATTGCATCCTCATAGAACCGGGGACCGTCCCCCCATTGCAGACCGGCAATCTTGCCAAGAATGCCCTCGCCGGCATAGAACCGGTCAAGCAGGCGCATGACCTCTCCGGGCATGTCATTGTTATCCCCCATCGGAACGATATCATATCCGGCCACACTCATTTTCCTCGTGAAACAGGTGTTACGGTTATGGTTCAGCATGATACTGGAAGGTTCCCATCCCTTACCACGTCCTGAAATGTCAAAGGAATAAAGCGATCCATTGCCGGGGTCCACAAAGCCGAAATTTCCGCTACGTCTTACCTCCATATTACAAAACTGTTTTCTGTCCGTTAAATTCCACTACCAGAATCTGCCAGCAGTTCAATGCGTTGCCTGTTTCCGTATCGACAAGAAACAGTTTATGACTGGCATTCTCTATTTTTTCATCAGAAGCCTTGGAACGAAGCCTGGCCGCTTTCAAAAACACCAGATCACCGCCAGACTGTTTCTGACGGTTGTATTTCCGGAATTTGATACTGAATGTCCCTTCAGCTTTGCTCACCGCTTTCATCTCCTCGACTGCGGTATATAAATTAATTTGTCCCATATTCGCTATTTTTCAAGCAAATATGGGACAAATGCAATATGGGATAAAGGACAGGACTACTTGCTTTGTGGATGCAATTTCTCTATCAGTCCTGCATAGAACCGAAAGAATTGCACCAAATCCAGATTTCTTTTCAAATTGTCCGGTTCCATCAACTCAAAGTCATCCAACAGAATATCCGTCAATTTCTCCGTATGCTCCCGAAAGGAACCGGGCTCATGATCCTGTATATTAGCCAGCGCATCTATCACTTGATCTGTTATGACAGCATTCGGGTTAAATCCTTCTTCTTTCATTTCAGGCCTCCTTCCAATATTTTAGGGTTTGTAGATTCACAGAAACGGAACTCGCCGCGTACTGGATAAATATGAACTATGAAGACAGTATTATACGGATTCTTATCGGGATAGACCTCAATATGTATATCATTGTTTCTGGAAACATCCACACGAAGCGGTTTGGTTCTTGGAAACTCTTCATCCAACATGGACGCTTTGGCACGAATACTCTCAATAAAGGCATCACGTGACAGTTCATCAGGAATCAATACATGAGTGAAAGTGGAAATCCACTGGTTCATAGCCCTGCCTTTATTGTTGACAGACAGGTAAGTTTTGGGCTCATCAATAAAGAATTTCATTTCAGCCCTCCTTTCTTGCAAAGATGTAACGACACAACAAACCAAGCCAGGCAAAGCAATGCAGGAACAGCCGACACAAAACCGGCACATACCAATGCAGAAAAAGCCAAGGAAGCATGAGCCATAAGGCACACCTGACGGTTGGTAACTACGGATTCAAGAACACACGAGAACAGTTGATTCTCCTTTTCACACCACACACTGAACGTGGATTTTTTTGCCTCTAATACAGGCAAAGTAGCTGTTTGATTTTTCATTTTGGAAGTCATTTAAAATGAAACAATATGTTGATTATTACGGGAAGGGAACAAAAAAAGTTCCGCTCCCCGTTGACTTCCACCTTGAACAGGCAGTGGGCGCATTAACGCTCCACACGGGACGGAACTATATGATAATCCATGGGCATAAAAAATGCCAACGGCTATGTTGGCGGTACTGTCCGCCTGTTCAAAATGGAAGTCATTGCAAAGATGGGGATTATTTTTTAATCCACAAACTTTTTGGTAACTTTTTGGAGAATAAATACCTAAATAGTTGAATAAAAACTTGTTTCATTGAAAAGTATATCATTATTTTACGATCTACTTTTAAAACATCAATATTATGGTATCATTAACTAGAACATTTCACCCCATAGGATTTGGAGCATTCTATACTGAATGTCATAAAACAATTGATAAAGAAATAAATATAGTATATGATTGTGGAACAATAACAAAAGATGTAAATTTAAAAAACTATATAGAAAATCTCTATGCAAAAGATAGCACTATTGATATTCTATTTATTTCCCATTTCCATGCTGACCACATAAATGGTATACCTTACCTTAAAGAACGTTGTAAAATAAAAAAAGTTATTATACCATATATACCTGAAATAGACAGACTTTTATTCGTTTATATCAACAAACTAAATGATTTTTCTCAACTAATTATTAACACTGAAGAATATTTCGGAAAAGAGACTGAAGTTATTAGAATCAAACCGGAACAAGAAGATGAATTAAACAATAGCTTTCAAAGTGATTCTGTCAACCATGAAAAAAAAAATACCAATATTCCAAGTGGTACCCCTATTAATATACCATTAACAACATCTCACACAAATTCACAATGGTACTTTATCCCATTCAATTTTGATTATACAAAAAATATAACAAATTTAAAAACAATACTACAATGCAATGGCCTAGAATATAATAATTTAAATGAAGAGAATTACATTATAGACAATTTTCAGACTATATCTAAAACGTATCGCGATACGTTAAAAAGTAATACAAACGACTCATCTATAATTCTTTTTTCTGGTACGACATATAACACGAAACCATCATTATTCTTTATATCTTATTGGAAAAATAAAATTAAAAATGGAAACGTTGATATGTTAAAAAGATACTATTGCTTATCACTTCCTAACTGTATTTACTTTGGGGACGTTTCCTTAAATTCCAAACGTATCTCTTGTTTAAAATCTAAATTAAACAAAATCGATCAAACTTTTTGGAAAACAATCCAAACAATTCAAATACCACATCATGGTTCTAAAAACAACTTTAATTCTGCTATATTAACTCCCTATTTGACATGTATCATTTCATGTGATTTCATCCATTTCAAATCTCCATCGTGTTCTGTTATACATGATATTTTAAAATCAGGTTCTTTGCTAAAGGTTGTAACACATCAGAAACACACCCAATTTACCGAACATGCAGTTTATTAAAAAAACGGCCGCCGTTTCCCGAGTTCGCTAAAACAATCAAACCGTGTCACTCCGTAGAGCAATTAAGTTTTGGGAAAGGCAGCCGTAGACTTTGCACAACAAGTTGCGACTTCTACAATATCCTTTATATGTATTATCATTTTCGTGACTTTACGAAAATGGTTCTGTATAGGCATAAAAAAAGCCCATTAAAATATGAGCATTAACCGCGCTCTACGTACTTGACGAACAAGTTTGATGTTTGACTCTGCAAATATAATGATAATATTCAATAGCCCAACATTTACTAATGGATTTTTTTACTAGTTTTGTAACAAAACACATTAGAAAACAAATGCAAAACTTACTCATCCCATTTTTTACTAAAAAGTTGTCAATTCTCTTAGGCAAAATTTTTATAAATTCTCCACAGCATTCTGTATTCCTAGTCTAATTATAAGTTTAACATCCTCTGTAGCACGAATAATCTTAATATTATTATAAAACACAGAAGGAGTCAAATCTATATACAATTTACCAAAAATCTGTTTAGCACAAAAAGTAGCCATCGATTTTATACCATCCATATCTATATTCACAATAGTAGAATGTGGATTTTTTGCCTTAATCAAATTATAAATTTTAAATCCGGTCTCCCTATCACTTATTATAGGGCCAAATTCTTTTAAATTAACTGTTTCCATTATTCAAATTTAATTTTTATTTCAGTTAATGAATCATCATCATACACAGATGCTATATCCGACAATGTCTTTGGATTTGCTAATGGCAAAGATAAATAAATGATTGTTCCTTGCCAAAACGAGCACAGTCCTTTTATCTTTTTTCCATGATTATTAAAAATGTAAGCTCCTTCTGAATATATATGAAGTTTTCCTTGAGTTGCAGTTACAATCTCATCTAAAATCCATAAACCATATCCCATATGATTGGTCATTTTTTTTGAAGTAATACCTTTTATCAAAGCTTTTCCCAATATATTCTCCTTTGGGCCTTTATAATTCAAAACAGGTGCCAATGTAGAAACAATACCATTTCCTGTATCAGCACAGGCTATTTCTACTTTGTCCTTATTTCCAACAGCAACAATAATGGATTTTGTATCATTTACTGCATGTTCCCAAAAATTAAGCAAAACCTCACCCAAACATGTCAATACCATTGAAACAACTTTTTCATCATATGCATAATAATTTTCTATTTTGGGTAAAAAACTTTCTTCAATATTATATTTTTTTTCTCGTAACAATGCCAATGGTGCTATAAAAAAGCGCCCTTCATCTTTAAAATCCAGATCTCTATAATTAAAATCTTTCTCATTCATATATGCTTGTAGTAATTCCCAAAAACCATATTTTTTCAGCTCTTCTTCAACATAATTATTATATTGTAGAAGTGGATTCTTAAAACAATCATTTATTGAAGTATATTCTACAAACTTATATATCAACAACAACCCTAATATATTTGTTCTATTCACGTTTGATAAATCAAACATTACATTAGGAATCAATTGACCTTTCATTTTAAAAACATCTTCGGTCATTCTTAAAAAATCCAGTATATTATTAGCATCTAAAGATTTTGGTACTATGTATTTAGTCTCATTCATTATAGTAATCTATTAGCATATTCTTTATTGACGTTTCACGCTCAATGTCAATCGCACTCCGATTTACAATTACAGTCTTGCAATAATCAGTAAATGAAATCAAATGATTAAATACATTTGCCCTAATATAGAGCTGATTACTTATAATTAATCTAACCAAACCATTAATATCATCTATATTCATTTCTTCCGATTTTATTACTACTATTGAAGAATATATTTCATGGATCGCCCTCAGTTTTTCTTTCTCTTTTTCGCTTTTTTTATTAAGTGAGTAGGATACATACACTAAAACGATTGTTAGCACAACTGAATATACTCCACCTATATAGTCTCCAAAAGCAGCCCAATCAGAAACATTGCCACTAACTCCATATGAAGCAAAATTAATAATATAGCATAATATTGGTATGCATAATACCACAGCCATAACCCAGAGATGATATTTTTTAATAAAAGCCTTCAGTTTTTTCATTTAAAAAGTAAAATCAACATATTAATTACTATCATATTTAAATATCCTCTTATAATATATCCTATCATCATTACATGAAACCTGATTTTATAGATTACACTTTCATAAAGAGGAAATATTTTATAATAAATCGTGCAACACAAATGTACAGATAATATTTAAAACCCTAGCATCTATTCATAAATTTCTTTATTATCCTAAGTAGAAAACGGTATTTTTTAGTTCTACATTTTGTTGTTTATCTACATAATCAGTTTATTTTCAGTTAATAATGAAGTAAAACCAAAATCTTTAAAGTCACACATCCAGACTCTATGCGGGCCGCTCAGAAGTCCCGGGGCAATTGCCCCGGGCAATTTTCGTGAAATATGACAGAGAAAAACGGCGGGATGCCTGGTACGGACAGAAATCACTCCTCAAAACCGGGGATATAGGGATTTGCATTATTGCCACGGGCAATACGGACAATGCGACGCCAGTTTCTGCGCATCATCAGGTATTTGAAAGCGTCACTGAAATTGGTAGAAAACATGGGAAGTTTCTTCGGGGCAAGCTTTTCACTCTTCTTGATCTTGAACACCACCTTGGTTTCACCCTTATAGCGGATGCCGGCTGGGGCTTTCTCAACGCTGCTGACCATTTCACGGCAATTCACCGCATCAACCAGCAATCGGGGCAATTGCCCATTCTCTCCCTTCATCAACTCCTGCATGAATCCGTATTCCTCCGACTGGGGGATGATACTCTGTCTGCGGCTCATCAGAATGACGGTCCATCCGGTCCGCCGGCCATCGGCATCCTTCTCTATGGCATCCTTTATCTTCCTGGCATAATCCTCCCCCTGTCTTTCAAAATTATTGCCGGCCCGGTCATAATACAACGACAGTTCCTTACATTCATGTGAAGCAAAGAAATCCAAGAACTGGTCAGCCAGCTCACGGAACCATCCGGGAGGTATCTCGAAAAAGTTTTTGTGGCATCGGTAATACGCTCCGTCTTCCTGCCCAATCACGAATGAAAGCATGTTGCCGAAGTCCATGCCGCCATCCAAAGGCTCGTCATGCCGCAGATAGCGCAACTCCCGACTATTTTCCGCCGGCTCCCCTCCAGGACTCCCGTCATAATACTTATGCCTTTGCCCGAATAATACATAGAAGCGGACATCACGCCGGAGACCGGGCCGCATACCCAGCACCGACTTGCAGAACTCATGCAGTTCAAGAGTACCTTGATATAAGTTTCGTATATATTCTGGGGTCAGGATATCAACATTGACCAGGGAGGATGCGTTAAGAAAAAAGGTTTGTCCGCGGCGCAATTTGCGCAAGGCCCGATCATAATAATCTATTTTCCTTTCCAGACGCGCCAGCACGGAGTGACTGGGATTGTCTTTCTTCTGCTCGCGCAGTTGCTTCAACAGCAGCCCGTTCCGTTCAAAAGCCGCCTGTACAATCAGAATTATACGGTCTGGATCCATATTGGGTGCATAACGGAAATACCAGTCATATTCCCCCTCGTTGACATCCGGCATATCAGTGGTGATCGTCAGACCAAGAAACAGATGCGATGCCCCGTAAGTGAGAGAATCGCCACGTAGAACAGGCATGGCACGGTTCACCTTCTCGTCCTTGTCATATTTTGACTCGTCATAAAACAGATGGACCACCGATTTGCCGGCAAGCAGTGAAGAGTTATCCAGCGAACCCATAAAAATAACACTGCCATTCCAGAAGGAATAGCAGTTCCGGTAATCATTGACAATTATGGAGCATTTCGCCTTCCAGGAGGCTGGCGGTTCCTTTCCACGGATATAATGCACCCCCTCGTACAGCCCCATCATTTCCCATCCCTTCTGTACGGCGGGCATGATGTTGTCCTTCAGATTGGCATAAGTGTTGGCGACAAAAGCTAAAGGCGCACCGGGCATTTCCCAGATACACCTGTATGAACGTCTGGACTGTATGACCGTACTCTTGGACATACCACGCCCGGCTATGACAACCAGAATGGTCGTATCCACGAAATCGGTCAGCATCTGGACATTATGGCTGAATTTTACATCCACATCCTCATCATTCGCTATCTTCCTCGCTAAATTCCTCGATATCATAAATCATACGTCTTTTCAAATCAAACTTTCTTATCCGTGCGTCCTCTTTCAGATTATCACGCACAGCAATAGGTATCTCCGGTATCGAGTCGATGAAACCCTCCAGTTCCTTTCTATCAATGGCGGGAACGCCCAGATCCTCACGGCTGGCCGTATAGATATCAACCTTTTTCTGGTTTAGAAGCTCTTCCGGTATCTCCGCCTGTTCCTTCCTGAAGCATCTGCGGTATTCACCGGCAAGTTTCAACAAGGCCCTTGCCTCCTTGATCTTGCCGGCCAGGAAAGCGGCGTCCGCCCACTTCTCGGCACGCTCGGCATACAGGGCAGCAAACGCCTCCGGACGGATGTTGTCTTGGGTATAGAAAAAATTGATGCTGTCATTATACACCTGCCGGGCCATCCAGTCGGACAGGCTGTACGGTTCCGACTTCAGCAGCCTGATTATTCCTGCCTTTGTCACCATCCTGCCGTTAGTGAAACGCATCCTGGCACGCAGACCACGTACCATCTCCATTAGAGAGAAATACTCCCTCTCTTCCGGACGCAAAGAATCCAGCGTTCCGGTGGAAAGAATGCGCTGGATCTGATTCAGATCAACCTTTTCAAAGTCCACTCTTGAAGGTCTGACCGGCAATTCACTCATATTCATCCATATCTTTTAACAGATTCTCAAACAAACGGCGTTCCTGGATCTCCGTTAGCAGCTTAACGGCATCAATATTCCCGTCCTCAGCTGCTTCGTGCAGCTTTATCTCGGGAGCGGCCCGTGAGACAAGCACGCCTTCACGGATCAGCCCTCGAATGGTGGTTCCTGGAATACCGGCGTCATATACAAAAAGAAAGCATTCAGAAGCGTCAAGGCCAAGATAGGCGGCAATATCCTCCGGCGCATAACCTAAAGAGGCCATGCGGCGAACATCATTTTTTTGCTCTCCAGTTAGAGCCAGGCTGTCAGGGGGAATATCATTCATAAGATAATTTGTTCAAACATTCTTCTAGGTACGCCAACTCGCATTTTTTTGCAGACAGTAAATGGGCAAACTCGCCACGGTCACAAGGGTGGGAGAAACGCTCCATTTTCAGGAGTAGCCCATTGATCCCGTCCTCCAGCGTCCCCTTCCGAAATATCAGTTTTTTTTTCTGTTTTCCAGTTCCTTCTCGGCGGCCGATTTCATAGATCCCCATTTATCCACTGCCGCCAATGCCTTCGCACGTTCCTCCTCACCTTCAACGGTTTCAAGCTTCTTCTTCCATTTGGACACGTTGCTGGCCGCATTCTTACGGATATTCATCACCTCAAGATCACTTTTGTTGGAAAGCTCGTCAGAAGCTAGATAGACGGCAATACGGGGATGTTTCCCGAGCAGCGCATGATTGTCACGGTAATATTCCAACTCCTCCCAGATACTCCGGTCCTCCAGGTAATTCTCCACAGTTGTTTTGGCTATGGCAAACGCCTGTTCCAGCTCAACGTCATCCGGCAGTTCCCCCAGTTCCCTGAAAGTTTTTAGATAAAGGTCATAGGCCGTGAACATATCGGCAACCAGTATTTTCAGTACATCCGGACAATCCGGAGAGTTGAGGAAGGGGAAACGGTCACGGAAACGGATCACATTTTCCACAACCGGGGTGACAGGAACATTCACTGCGGTTTTCTCAGCCTTGATCTCTTCCACCACTATAGAAGCTGAAGATATGTGGGGAGAGTCCACTGCCTTCCGTTGCATTGTCCTGAAAGCCGTTTCCGAAATTCCGGCAAGCTTGCGCAGTTCCTCCATCAAGGTGGCACGAAGCAGGTCTGTTTCGGCATTCCGCCGGAAAGTGGCTTTCAGCATCAGATTAAGCCCGTACTCCTCGTACAAAGCAATCCCCTCACGATACGGACGGGGACCGCTCAGATAAGCAATAATTTTTTCTTTCATACGATAAAATTTACAATGTACCATACAAAGAAAAAGCCCGGCAATTGCCGGGCAAAAGACAGGTCGAATAAAAACAGCTTTCAATAAGAAAGTCTGAGTGAACCTATTTTTTGAGAAATGTCTTGCAGCGCATGATTGAATCTGTCCAACTCCTCTTTCAGTTCCCCATGGATGTGGTGAACACTGTTAATACTATATTGCCGCATCTGATCAAAACTGCGCCACCTCGTAATACTTGAAGAAATAATACAATGCCACCTTATGCCATTTGGTCAGCTCCTTGTCTCCGGAAAGTATGGACGATACCGTACATTTGTCAATCCCGGTATAATTACTCAGGTGCTTGGCCTTCAGCCCTAATTTTTCCATACGTTTCTTGACCCATTCGACAGTAATGCCGTCAATATCCTTGCGGTCAAAATTAACAGCGGAAACTGTCAGTTTCCAGTCTTCCGGAATCTCACCTTTAAACATTTCCCGGACACGCTCGTGAAGTTCCTTTTTGGAAAGGAACTGTCCATTCACCAGATCCTTCTGCTCCGCACGGACAATCAGACGGCTTTCGGAGAAGGAAACAATTTCAATTACAATATGCGCCATACGTGCATACTGTCTGGCAAACTCATCAAGTCTCTTTTTAACCTCTGGAGAAAGAGGAAGTAAATCCAAATTTTTCATACTGCATCAATTTACGATTGATTATCGGAATATTTGTTTTTAATCTGTAAAAGGAAGGGCCGAAGCCCTTCCCGTCACAATTTGACAAGTCTTAAATGCGTCAGGTCGAAAATCGCGATCTGCCTGTTTTCACGTCCGAAGCGCTTGGCTGCTTCCAGATCTGTGAAAATCCGGATGCTGTCGAAATAAAACTGTCCGTTTTCTTCATTCAGCCATCCGCCGACTTTCCTTTCGTGCTCTAAAGCATGGTTAAGAACTCTTCTCAGACCATCTTCCCCGAAACTATCCTGAGTTTCAAGATAAGCGACTGAGATGCCTTTTGTGACCTTTTTTAAGGTTGTAAGGTCAACCGTGAACCCTTCCGGGTTCTGTCTTGCTATCTCCTGGATAGCCTTGAACAATTGTTCCATAATTAAAAGAACTTATGCGGACGTCACCCGCGTTTGTTATGACACTGCAAATATACGAAAAAGTTTGTTACTAGCAAACTTTTCGTGTATTTGAATAATAAAAAAAAGCGGAACCGAAGCCCCGCTTTCCTGAAATAATGAAACCTCACTAAAATAAGAATATGACTTATGCCTGATAACGACTCTGCTCAATCCATGTACATGTACCGGAACCGGATTCAAAAGCCTGAAGGGTTATCTGGCTGCCCGGACTAGCGGTGAAGGTTTCTCCGCCACGCAGCAGGAACTGGCCGCCGTGAGCAATTGTCGGAGCCACGCCTGACGCTACACCCAGCAGGGTCATCACTGCACCATGCCGTCCGCCGGTCACTTTATTTATTTCCGCTTCACCACCCTGAAGCTGATATTGCCCTTCCGCCGTAAACGGGATGGTAGTGGCAGACGCGCTCACACTCGCCACCGGTTCTTCCGAAGGAACAGTACCCTTATAAATGGCGATGTCATCCCCTTTACTGATCTGGGTAAAAGTGAATTCAGAGGAGTTGGCATCCTTGTTACCGGTATAATTGACTCCCATCTGCATGGGATTGCAGGGGGAACCGAACAGATCCTTGTCCTGACCGTCACAGTAGCTCATTATCACGATACATTTCCGACCGAGCCAGTTGGTCTTGAACTCACGGACCGCCTGCTTGTTTCCCGGATGGTTCCCCTTGACCGTAGGGGTGAAACCAAGTGCGTCAGGATCTCCGTCTGTATTGCTTGTAACCTCCACGGTACCGGGAGTGAAATAGATGTCGGTAGAATAACATCCAGGCTTCAATTGTATGTTCTCGGTCATCAACACACCGGCCGAGTCACGTGCCGGGAACACCAGAATATCATCCACATCAATGATACTCATCATGTCGCGCGGGTTGATCCCTTTACCCGGATTACCTTCCGGGCGCTTCACTGCTCTTTTAACGTATGCCATAATTATAACAATTTAAAATGAATAACAGGGGCGGATTACTCCGCCCATAAATTTAACCACGTGCCACCTCATAGAATTTGCCACCTGCATAAGTCAGCATGATAAATTTGCCGGCGCTGAGCGTCATGGCATCAGTCAGGACAAAATTACCACTATTAGCGATAGTGGACGCATTCGTATTCCCGGCCCCGTGAATGGTATACACCTCACCTTCCACCGCATCTGTGAAATTCGTGATGGCCGTCGCTTTGGTATTGGTTCCCGTTACGAACACCGTGGCACCCGCCAAGGATGGAGTGGTTGCATCGTTGGCGAACTGTAATGCACCGGAAGCTGCCGTATCACGTCCGATTTCGATAAATTTCCCGTCAGAACGTTTCATCAGACGTATGGTGTCCCCTTTCTTCGGTATCCAGTCGGCACTGATCAAGCTGAACTTATCGGATTTGGTGATCTTTACCCCCTTGTCCTCGCTGCCACACTTGATGGTGACAATCTTACCCACTTCGGCGTTCTCAATATCCGTAATGGTGAACAGGCTGGTGTTGGCCACGGTCTGTACACTGGTATGCAGGGCTACGTTCGGGTTTTTGTCCTTCTCCCCGTCAATGAAGGAGGATGCAGGTCGGTCATACTCGTTACAGAAGATCATCTGGCGGCTGCCGTCCATATCCTCTTTTTTCGTATATTTGAAACCTACCGCACGCGCCCAGATGGATTCCTTCCACAAGGACCATACCTTAAGCGTCCAGTCCTGTTGTTCCAAGCTGAAATTTGTCATTTCACCGGCCACATGCTCGAAGCATTTGATATTGCCCTCCATCGTCCAGAAAATACGCTGGTGATTGTCTGCGTTCGGAATCGGAATCAGCTTCACAGCCGGATATTCCTTAACGTACATCATATTGGCCTTGTAATCCTGGTTCACACCATAGTGCAGCTCGTTGTATTTGTGATACCATACTACCATATAGCTGGGAAGATACAGGGCCAGCTGCCCGCTGTCACGGTACACGGCAGGAATCATTCCCGTACCCTGGAACAGTTTTTCACCGATATTGGCTTCCGTGATCTCACCCAGCACAAACGGCTTGATCTGGTAAACGGTCTTCCCGTTATTAATGTCAATGAAACCGTCAACCTTCTTTCTCAGCCATTCATAAAGCCCGTCGGCCGCTTCCATGGCGCGTCCCGGCTTGTTAAGGTCAGGATCCTTGCGCACGCCGTTGATACGGCGCAGCTCACGCTCGTTATGCAGCTTCTTGGCTGTTTCCGCCAGAATGTATTCAATGAACGACCATTTGATCGCCTGTGATCCTTCCTTGTTGAGAGAGCCGATCCAGGTCTTTTCCAGCTGCTTCAGGTCACGGAACTTATGGGCGAACATGACACTGAACATACGCAATGTCTCGTTGTCGAACTCATATTCACCTTTGGTCACATTGTCGAAATCACTGGAGGTGTTGTCAGCCTGCGAGAACTCACCCAGCCAAATGTTGACCAGAGTGGCCAGATCCTGATATCCGCTCTCCACCGGGAAGATGCTCTCGATACTGGGGAGCTTGGTCAGGAATGACTGCAAACGGTCCTGCCAGCGGATGCGGTAGAACGCACCAAGGTCCTCCTTCAGACGGCCGTAATCCACGGAACTTTCCGCACGGACCTGAATATTGATTCCCTGACTTGCGAGCAGAGCGGCACGGGCACGCATGTTATACGGACGATCCAGCGCGAACATCTCACCCTGCATACCTCCAAGCTGCTTGTCATCATCCAGGTTGAAGGCACCGGCACCCGTATTTTGTTTCAGACCGGCACCCGCACCATGGTCCGGCTCCGGCAATGCGCTCAGTACCGAAATCTTCTGCTTCAGCTCCGCTATTTCGGTATCTTTCCGGGTGATGGCCTGCGTCTTTTCCCCGTCTGTCTTTCTTATTGCATCCAACTGCTCCTGCAAGGAAGCCATTTCGGATACTTTCTGCGCCAGCAGACCACGAATCAGCGCCTCTCCCGAGTTCTCAACAGGACCGGCCTGCTGTTCCTCATCCTTAAAACCATTTTTCAACGCTTCCCCGAAAGGAGTTATGAACTTCTCATCGAAGCCAAGTTCTTTCAGCTTGGCTACATCATCGGCATCGAGGATATCCTTGTCCTCAGCCTTCTTCCACTCTTTCAGCCCCAGCAATCCAAGGATTGCGCCGGCAAAGGTGGACATTTTAGAATACTTTCCCATAAAAATAAAAATTTAAAAGATTTGATTTGTCTTGTTGATGACGGACTGCGCCAGAATCCAGCGCGCAGCTCCCTCCAAAGTGTTATAACCGTCCGCCAGTCCTTCCCTGACCGCTTCATCACCCATAAAGGTCGCCCCGCGGAACACGGGGGAGTCCTTGTCATAAGCGATGGAAAGGTTCTCCGAAACGGTCCGGCAGAACATCATGTGCAGTTTTGACAGCTTTTCCTTATAAGGTTCCTCGTTATTGTTTTCCGCAATCTCCCGGTGTTCCCTGTTTTTCAAGTCGGCCGAATCCGGGTAAATCTCCCGATAATCGATTCCTTCTTTTTTCAAGGCCTCCTTGGCATTATAATAGGTACCCACAACACCGATACTACCCACCTCGCACATCAACGAGCCAAGAAAGCGCTTGTCTGCGGCTGATGCCAGCCAAAAATGTGCGGAAGCACAAGCTCCGGCAATGTAAGCGACTACGGGTTTGGGACATTCGGATATCATTTTTGACGCATTGTCCAGACCGGTAATCATTCCCCCCGGTCCATTTATCCACAAAATGATGCCTGCAATACGGTCATTAGCTGCCGCCTGTGCAATATATTCCTGAAGGCGGAACGTCTCCCAGGAATAGAGCGTCCCTTCCAGCACAATAACGGCAACCGAATCGGAAGGAAGACCGCTGTCTTCCAAATTCCACCGCCCCACAAAATTCAGATCCGATGCGTATGCGGTCACGGTATCTTTTTCAAAAAATGCCTCTACCTCCTTAAAATTGCCGGAATGTATTGAAGGAAGGATCAATGAGACCAGATTGTAATAATCCTCTCTAGCCATGGCCCATTTTTCATTGAATATTAACTGAATACGATTCATCCGTTCTTTTTTCCTGCAAAATAAAGAACAGATCCATCCATGAACAAGGACACGGAGAAGCGGTCATCACACCCGGTCATGAAAAGACCGTTTTTCCACATAAAAACACCTCCAAAAAGGACATGGAAAGGACAAAAAGACACGCTACGTTACATAAAATTATCTGTGTTTATATTCCCGAACGGAGGTTTTACGGCGCATCTTCCGCCGCCAGCGCTGGTAATCTTTCAGAAGTGCTTCCACGCTCAGACTCTCAATGCAATACTTCCGGAGAAAGTACCAGGCCGAATTGATGTAGTCTATACCATAGACATGTTTGTTTTCATCAAACAGGTCATGAAGCTCCGCACGCATCATTGTGTTTATCTTCCTGGAAAGTATTTTGGCTCCCCTCTCGCCTATATAATTATAGGTAGCCAAAGGTTTGCCACCCGGAAGGTGTGCCTCTCGGCGCTCCGGCAACACAAGCTCCAGATTTCCGCTATCCACAGGGCATCCGGCAGGACGTTTCTGCAAAAGATCATAGACGAAATGGTACAAATCAAGATCTGAAGGCAGGCGGACTACCTTGCTGTCCGGGGTTCCATACTTGCCTATTAGATATTCGGCTAAATAATTTTCTATCGTTATCTTCGTGGTAATCATATACTTATGTGTTTATACAAAAGTAATGATTTAAATTGAGATAGTCAAAGAACAACCGGCTAAAGATGGACCGGCTTCCAAAAGAATCATGAAGGCCGTTGCAACACCCCTTGAAAAACAAAGGGGGGATTTTCGTGCAACCGTACGATCTGATGATTAATATTATTGTAATATATTGAATATCAATATATTGTACACTGCACAATTCGCGCACGATTTTCGTACGAAATGTAAAACCACGCACAAAAAGCCATAAAATACGTTTTTGGACAAATCGAACGGAATCGTGCAAAAATCGTGCAGACATAAATATTTATATATCAATATATTATAATCAAAAAAAACGCAGTTGCACGATTGCACGAAAATTTCTTCATTTTTTATAAGGGTATATTTCTTAAAAGTTAAAAAATAAAAAAAAGAATATATAGGCCGCCCGTTTTCGAACAGATCGCACGATTGTCCAAAATGTTTTTTCTGGGGAAAAAGGGGTATGAGGGGAAACAAAAAAGTCCGGAAAACCGGACTTTTAAACTATATGTCTTCAGGATAAAATGCCTGCGTTATGAATTCGTATTCCCGGGGGAGCGACCGCACGCCCACAATAACACACAAGCCTCTGGCAGCCATTTCATAGAGCCTCTGGTTGGTCACAGGGGAGTTCCTGAAGTTATACTGGGCGCACATCACGAAATAAGCCGTGGACAGGTCACAGGAATAAAGATCCTCCTGTATCAGCTTGGCCGCATCACTAGGTATCAGGGCAAAGCCCAGCCTGACCGCAAGCCTTGAAATCATCTGTCTGCGTGTCCGGACATCAGGACATACCGCCACAAAAATTTTATTCTCTTTTTTCAGCATATTGCTTCCTTTTTATTTGCATATCTCACTAAAAATCACTAACTTTACAATGATATAAATTGGGATATATCATACATTTCTATCCGAGTAGAAATGCCTGTAAGGGACCGCAGGCCGCCAGGCCGGACAACGCCGGATCTCACTCCTGTCATCAGAAAACTCCAGCAATGCGTCATTAATGCTCTTGTGGAACAGCTCCTCTATGATACACATTTCGGCCACATCCATGAACAGTTCCAAAGAGCGGGCTGTGCAGTGCTCGGATACAATGATGGATCCTCCCTCGGGAATCCGGAGCAATAACTCCGTCACCCGGTCATAAAACCTTTTGAAACGGCCCGGATCACGCCCGGCCAGAGGCATTACCTTTTCCAATATTTCCTGATAACTTCGTGCCATGTCAGTAGTCCAGTCTCAAATTTCCCGGAAGATCAGGATCCAAGGGATCTTCTCCCGGTTGTATGATCTCCTTGCCGGTACCGACCGTGAAATACTCCACTCCGCCGGACTTGTCATCCACGACAGGACGTCCGTCCTTATCGACCTGATAGGGGAGTCCGGTCTTGCTGTCATATTTCTGGGGGTTAAACACAAAACCTTTCCATTTGCAATACATGACGAATTTTTTCTTGAATGAGGCAGGGGTATTATATTTCCGCTGGGCCGGATCATACAAGCACAAGGCGTCGAACAGCTCCTTCTTCACCAGGCGGCAACCGATATGCTCCGGTGCAGAGAAATACTCGTCAGCCCAGGAAATGAAGGTTTCCCCGATCTCCTGCCGCAGTTTGCGCTCCTCAAGCCGTTCTCCAGGAGCTTGGACCACACCGAACGTCAGATACAGTTGGATACAGTTGGCCAGCAGGTTCCAGCACAGGTTCCACTGGTCAAAATCCCACTCGGTAAAGAACAACGCTCCGAAATCGTCAACCGGTTTGTGGCTTTCATTATAAAAATCGGAAAAGGCCAACAGCCACTGGCGATCCGTGAAAGAGGAGCCGGTTCCGCGGATGGCATGGTTCGTGGCAATATAGATTTTGGGAGACTGCGAGAACGACAGCGTGATACGCCGCCCTCCCTTATAGTTAACACTCCAATCCCCGGTAATGTTTGGAAACAGAAACTCGAAGTTGAAGTTCTGAAGCACATCATCAATAAACACCAGCTTGGTTTTCTCCATCACGTCATTCCATACAAACTGGTCTTTGAAGATGTCGGAGTTCTTTCCGGGAATATAGGCTATAGGCATGACGTTCCTCATGAGTTCCCCTATAAGGGACTTTCCGGAACGCCCGTTTGACTCGCCGACCTCCGACTGCTTTCCATCCATACCGATCACCGCACGCGCCACATTGGAATCCTTCGCTTCCATCAGCATGTACCCGATGGCGCACAGTTTGGAAAGCAGATGGATATGGTTCTCGTTCTCCTCCTCGGGAGTCACCTCGCCGCTTTTCTTCCTCCATGTGAAATTGCTGGCATTGATCAGGAATTGCAGATAATGGCAGCGGTGTCCGTCTTCGGTCAGCTCATAGGAATACGTATCAGCGTCCTTCCTGAAGGTGACAAGCTGTTTTCCCAGATATTTGGCCGGATAGTCACGTCTCTGCTCCTCCCAGATATGATGTGAGATATTTTCATAGCCCATTTCCTTTACGCTGTCACGGGTGACCAGCCAGCACGATTTATCGAAATAGAAATACTGGCCGTCCCGGGAAGGCTTAATGAAATCGGGCTGTATGTACTCCAGCAGTGATAGCTTGTCCGGTCCCACATACTGCGACACCCCCTTGATCAGCATCTCGTTCACTCCCACGCAGCAATTATGCTTGGCGAACTGGAACAGGTAATCCCGGACGTCGCTCGCCTCCAAGGACCTAACCAAAGGAGGTTCCAGATGGATGAACAAGAAACTCTTGTCCTGTCTTCTCAGGCGCCCAAAACCACGGTTCTGTAAAAAGTTCTGGGAATTCACGTAACAAAACTCATAATCCGATCTTTCGTTATCTTTCCCCTCATTCCTCTTGACCACACGCCAGAACTGCTCGTCCGCGTCAAAGGGCTGAGCCGATACGACCTTGCCATCCTCATCGAATTTCCAGCGGTAACGGTTGAAAAGGAATTCCGGAAGATTCTTCAGCAGATCCTTGTGGCGCTCTGCAAACGCCTCATGGGAGTGAAGACACCAAAGCTCCATCAGCCTGTGGTCAGTGAAACCGGTAATTTTAAACATCTCTACATACTGGCCGGAACCCTTCTTATCATTACAGGCATAATCAAAATCCGCGGCCAGCTCGTCCTCTTTTCCCAAAAGAGTATTGGCCAGCAGGTCATCAAGCCCCTTGTCCCCTGCATCATTTTTGCGGATATGCCCTACAAATATTTCCAGATAGATGTCACGGTTCTTCAGACTACGCATATACTCCTTGAAATTCCTAGCAGCGGAATAAAAGTTCCTGGGACGTTTCTCAACCGGATCGTTTATCTTGATATTACTTGAGATATCATCCCAGTCCGAATCAAAAACAAATGCCACCTCCCTGACCTGGCAACCGGTGACAATCCTGACGAAATCCTCCGGTAGCGAGCCATTATTTCCCAGATTCTGTATCCCTGACACGGCAATGGACGGGATGCCATGCTTGCACGCCTTCTCCGCTTTCTTCTCGCCTTCCTGGATATACAGGCGGTCTATCCTCGTACCGCTCTTGAAGGCGGTGCGTATCTTTTCCGGAATATATATAGGAGTACCGGACCCCCGCGGTGATTTGTATTTGAAAGGCTTCCCATCCTTGTCCAAATGCATTTCTGGGAACTGCCAACGAATGCGGTAGTATTCCTTCATCTCCCCGGCCGCCCTGCGCTTGTTATCCTTCTGGACATAACGGACAGGAAGGCCGTCCAGATCATAATATTCTATGATGACATCATCCCCCTTGGCCGTCAGCATTCCCCGCTCATCAATCGTTCCCGGTTTGAAAGTACGGCATTGGAACACGGATTTCGTATCATCGGTCTTGTACACACTGGCGGTCACATCCTCGAAAGTCAGTCCCGAGGCGGCCAGCATTCGGGCGCAATAAGAACCCGTATCCAGCCCTTTGGCAGCCTTGCTTCCCTTCTTCATCTTCTGAACCGGTTTCCAAGCCGGTTTGTCCGGATGGGGGTCCAGCAGCACACAGAACTTCTTGGCAAGGTATTCCAACGCATCTGTATAACCGTATCCTTCGATATTCATCAGATACGACACGGCACCCTCTCCGCCAATCTGGCAGGAGAAGCACTTGAACAGATTCTTGCCGGGGCTGACCGTGAATTTCTTCGCGCTTCTGCACTTGGGGCATTCGCAAACATAATCCTTGCCGGATTTTCTCAGTTCCCGGAAATCCTGCACAACGTCAAGCAACCTGCCGTCCGACGCTGATTTTATCCTTAATATTTCGTTTTCATTAAAATACATAACAAATAATTATATAAATAAGCCGCAACTTCATAAGACAACACAAAATTACCGGATTGCAGCAACCCGGAATGGACCGGAAATGATGATGTTCCCGGAACACTTTGCACCTTTCAATTCATTGACATCTTGTCCCGGTTCACTGTTTTAGTCCTTTCGTACTCCAGCAGAGCGGACGTCACCGCCTTCCGAAAGTTCTCATTCACAGCTATTGCACCATAAAGCAGCCTATGTAGTCTTGCCCCCTTACAACTGGAAACATGTCCGGCAAATATCTCATAACCCTCCCCAGTATCCTCTTCTGACATTATTGTACAGGAAACATGTAAACCGGTCTCCTTACTTTGTTCCAGTATAAAGGAGAGAAAAGCCTTTATTTCAGTTTGTTTATTCTTGGAATTTATAATCTTATATTTACTCATAATTTTCTTATTTTAAAATTTCATCAATAGATGATAAAACACTCTCCAGTCTTTCCAACTGCTCAGAGTATTTCATAAGAAGATTTTCTTCTCTTTCCGTAGCCTCCCCTCCATTGTGAATATCATTATACTTTTCGTATTTTGATTTTACACTCTTATATGCTTTCTGAAAGAACGGAAGCAATATCTTACATTCCTCTTTGGTCATACAGACCGTTATCTCGTATGGAGATGAATACGATTTTCTTGTGCTATCTATGTGACTCATTTCTTTCCTGTTTTGAATTTCTTGTTTATTTCTTTTTCAGCAGCTCTGGCCCCTTTCTTGAAACCCTCCACAAAGCTGTCAAAACAAGCTCTATGGATTTCTAAAGTACATCTTCGCATAAGTGGACAAATCGAACATTTTTGGCTAAGTCCGGCTGACTTCTTGGCTATTTTCGTTACATTTTTCATTGGATTTTTAAATTAATTATTACGATTTCTTTCCGCTGCGACTTCACTCATACACATCTTGCACCAGGAGGTGAGACATCGGTATTCCTTATCCCCACATTTGACAGTCCTGTTATAAAACCGGTGGAGCGGAAGGGAACGTCCGCAATGCGGACAAACCTTTCTTCCGGCTTCCGTACCGGCAACCGTCTTGGCTTTACGGTGTACAAGCGTACATCCCCTGCATTCATCCAGTCTGCCTTTGTACTTCCGGCATTTGTGCAGGGAGATGCGCCCGCATGGAGCGAATTTCTCGCAGTCGAATCTGGGTTCTGTGTGATAGATGTTCATGCAGTAAGTTTTTTGATCAGACTCATGTTCTTCTCCACCAGCCGGATAATGCAGTCATGATACTCCGATGTTCCGTTGCATACGGCTCTTGACTGTACTATCTGAAAAGATTTAAGATTCACTTCGATGGTTTCCACATGTTTTTCTCCGACTATGGCTGTCATGATCAGGCATTCACTGCGTCTGTAATACCTGTTGGCGTATACACAATGGTGCATGGCTTTGCCCTCCTTGTAGAACTGGGTTACGCTTTCAAGCGGACGGATGACTATGCCGTCGCCTTTGATTTCCATGCCGAAGAATCTTTCCATCCGGTTGTAGAATGATGCTATATCCTCCTTGAGCTGCTTTTCTTTTTGGATAGCCTTTATTCTGTCCCTTTCCCTTCTTTGCCTTGCCTCAATTTCATTTTTCTTTCTTAGTAATCTGTCGTGCTCGGCTTTTAAATTTTTGGGACATACGTATTTGGCGTTATGCAGATCCTTGTGGAAATAGGACAGCAGGCTTATATAGTCATTCCACATGCTTGCATCTCTGATTATATAACGGTTGCGGTTGCAGATGTTGAAGGACGGTTTATATCGGAGTTGGTAATAGCCCGTTTTGTACATGTGCTTTAACATATCCGTCTGTCCGGTCTTGATACATAATTCCGCATCATTGCCACCTTTCAGAAGGTCTCGTACAAGTTTTGAGGGGGGTACATCGGGGAACCGTTTCCCGATTCCCCGCTTTCTCAATTCCGGGATCAGTTTCTTTCTTGGATATATCCATCCCCATATCGCATATAGGTCTCCACGATAATTCCAGCTGTAACTGCCGTATTCACCCTTTATGCTCAGTGGTTCCGAATATATCCATCCGCTGCTTCCCATATTCATCGGTTTTGCCATGATGGTGCGTTTCCCCTCGACGGTGATCCATTCCTGAACCACTTCAAAGAAAGCATAGTGAATATAATCCTGTCTGCTGTTCAAATCAAAATTCCTTTTTCTGGCGTACTTGCAGCATAGTATATGTCTTATGATCTGGAACTCTCCGGCGGTCTGTAAGATGGACATGTACTTTTCTTCCTCGACTTTTCGTTTCCGGCTGACCTTTACGTCCAGTTTGTGGTGGCAGTACGGGCATTCGGTCGTATCACCGAGCAGGGTGGTTCCCAGCTCGCTATTGCTTGTGTCTATCCATGTTCCGCCGCACTCGGAACACCATAGCTCATCCTTGCACCTATATGCTTCGTGGGTGAATATATGTTCTTTCGCCCATTCTTTTTGTACTTCGGTAACGGCGGACAGTTTGCCGCTTAGTCCGGTTACACGTTTCTCAAGTTTCGTTCTCGGTTTCATGATTAGAACAGGCTCATTTGTTGGACATTATCATCCGCTTTCTTTCGGACGTTTTTCTTCCTGAGTGTCTGGTATTGTTCTTCCGCTAGCCGTGCGATTGCTTTGTCACGTGCCGCTTTCTTATCTTCTTCGGTGAGTTCCACAGGTTTGGCGGAGGATGATACGGACGTTTTCTCTCCGGCAGGCAGCCGGTTTATTTTGATATCGTCCTCATCATAGTAGTGCACTGCCATCCCGTAGACCTCCTCGTCTGAAATCGCTATGGCGTTACCACGCTTCCTGGCTTCACCCATGATATAACTACAGCATTCATCAATGCTTTTCTTCTCATTCGCATATTTGGGGGCGAACAGTGAATCTTCTTCCGCCCGTTTGTCCAGATAGGCTTTGATTGCCTGTTTGAAACTTTCATTACTTGCCATGGTCGTTAGTTGTTTGTCAAAAATGGAATCATGCTTTTCATCTTATAAGCATCGTTAATGTTGATAACATCGCCGCTTTTCTCATCCGGACAGGCGGCTCCATCAAAGCTCTTTCTCGGATTTATCGGAGAAGGACTGATTTTGTCAATCAGAATGTTTTTAATATCCATAGTTTTAATGTATTGGTTTGACTTTTAGTTTGTTATATCAATAAAGATAAACGTTGAGAACAAGTTTTACAAACAGAAACTTCGCCATTTTTACGCCTTTTTACCAGAGGGTAAAACGGTCAGAAAACCACGCCGTACAGTCTCGTTAAAGACAGGCAGGTCCTCAGCTCTGACATACACCTCAGATTCATGATTCAGGGTAAGATATGAGCTGAAACCGAAACGTTCACATATCTCTTTACGTCTTTTCATGCCTTTGGAGCTCCACTTTATTCTGATTTTTTCCATAAATCTATTATTTGCTTGGATTCTGCATCACCGGATTCCGCACAGCGTTTTAGTTCGTTGTACCAGCTCAAAGAAGAATATCCTTCGGGTGGAGTGAATCTTCTGTTCTCTATCTCATTCTGGATTCTCTTTCGGTTTATAGCGTCCAGCTCATAATTCCTTTCTGACCTGAACTCCTTGAAAAAGGCATTGCCAATTCTTCTGGCATCGAAAGAGGCGAATGAATTATCATACTTTCCAGCTTTGTAGCGTGCGAAAAACAACATCAACTCAGAAAGTTTGTAAGCCTTAACCTGTGAGGCAAAGGACTGGCAGAAGATTCTTATTCCATCAGCAACTCCCTTTTCCTTGCTGTTGGAAGCCCCGAATATGCCAGACACCTGTATGTCAATCCAATATTCGGAGGAACCATGGCCGTAAAGCGCATCATACTGCATCAGCGAGGGACAGTCTGCCATATAAGCCTTTTCCGGATTCTGAAGGGCATATCCCCACTGAGTTGGTGAAAATACTCTTTCAACCTCAGAACGGTCTTTCCATTTGGTCAGCCAAGCCTTCTTCGAGGTCTCGCTTATGTTGTTGTAGCAAGCTAAGAGCGTAGGCGTTAGCTTCCTGCTTGCTTGTATAACAGCTCCTATTGTTCCCATTGTTTCGTTGTTTTTCAAGCTCAATTTTCAGCCATCTAGCAAAGTGTGATTTCGCATCCTTTGGTGATTTAACCTTTTCCCCCTCATTCTGGAGCTTCTCGAAAAAACGTTTTAAATACGTTTTGAACATATCTACCGTAAAATCCTTGTAACCGGAATTACGTGTATTCATCGTTACGATTTCACTCCAGCTCATGTCCCTTGACAATTCCTCATAGCATTCGTCTAATCCTTTGCCTAAAATTTCGGGAGGGGGAAGATTTTCTTTATCTCTCGATAGAGAGATTTCTTTATTATTTCCTTTCCTTTTCTTTGTGGTGTTTTTGCATACATTAATGTCGGCAGTAAAAGGGTTATTGCATACATTAACCCCGCCATTGCAAACATTAACTGTATCGCTCGATACATCTCCATCGTCGGAAGAAAAAACTTCCTTGTTTTCGCAACCGCTAACTTTGATTAATAAGTATCTAAAATCATCCACAGATTTACGCCTTTTAGATATTTTGAAATATCGCTTCTGGATGCCCGCACTGGTAAGAACTCCCATCGAATCAAACAGGTCTTTGTCAAAGAAGCCCCATAAGACTAAACGGTTCATTATGCTGTCGAGCAATTCAGAAGACACTCCGGGCAGGTCTCTAAGGAGTTTGAATTTCAGCAGATCATTCCACAATATGAAATATCCATTTCGGTATATCGCACAAAGCAGCTTGATTACAACAATTTCTCCTTTAATCCCGAATTCCCCGGATATGGCTACAATCTTCTCATCATTAAAGAAATCAACGTCAAAAGGGAAATAATCCAATCCCATTTTATTAGGTCTTGCCATAGGCGTTTCCTTTACCCGAACTCAACCGGGGTTATTTCATACTCGACACGCGGTTCTTTCCGGTCAACGAATTTTTCAATCTCTATGTACACGCACTGACGGTCGTTTTTGATTGTTCCCGTCATTTGCAGACAGTCAAGCAGTATCTTCAGTGAGTTGTCCAAATCCGGCCGTTTGCTGTTATAATAGACTTTTGCCCTCAGTCTGAAATATCCCTCAATCATCCGTCCCCGTTCGGGGCATTGGATATAAAAGTTCTTTTCGTATTCCTTGAGCACTTTCTGTTTTGCAAGCGAGGAATGTGTCTTTCGGGTCTTGGGGTCAAAATGAGAAACAATCTTGTAACAATTGCTCTTTGATGGTATTTGTCCTCTTATGATATACATGATTATAATATTACGTTAGTTAATTGTTTGCCATTGCTCTTGATGCACCACTTGTCCTTTTCCGGTTGTTCTACCCTTAAATCCTCGACTTTCCCGAATGTCCTGATATTGCCACATAAGTCTATGACCCAGCCGTTCTTGCCGGGGCACGGACGAATGACACGTCCGACCATCTGATAATACAGTGAGAGTGACATGGTAGGTCTGCAAAGCACGACGGTGTCAAGTTCTGGATAGTCAAACCCTGTGGTAAGCACGCCGACATTGGCTACAACTTTTATTTTCCCGGCTTTGAATTCGGCAAGTATTCTCTCACGGTCAGACTTGGTGGTATCCGCGCTTACAACGGCGCTGTCAGGAATCTCCCGTGCAAGCATTTCAGCCTCGGCGGTGAACCGGGTGAAAACAAGCATGCCTTTACGTGCTCCCCCGACTTTGGGATGAAGCAATCGTTTCACTATGGAGATGAGATAGCCGTACAGATCCACACGCCGGAATTCATCAGACAGGCTTGCGTCGTCAAAATCAGCTCCGGAAGAGTTTCTCCTCACTTTGGTCAGGTCAATTCTCGTGACATCGTAATACTTCAACCGGGAAAGAAACCCTTTGGCAAGCAATTCGCTTACCTGGCAATAATACAGGACCTGGGAGAAGACACGCGGACGGGTACGGGTGAGAAACTTAAGCATACTTCCGTTCATGCAGGAATATAACCGGTATGGGGTGGCGGTAAGCCCTACAATCCTTCTTTCAGCCTGTTCGAAGAATCTCTTGTACATTCCATCGCTTGGCTTGACAAGATGGCATTCATCAATCAGAATGTTCTTGAAATGCTGGAAGTCCTTCATATGCCGGATGACACTGCCGATAGTGGCGAATGTGATACGGCTGATCTCTTTCCGGCCCACTGACGCGGAATATATGCTGCAATCCCAAATTCCGTATGTTTGCAGCTTCGCAAAGTTCTGTTCCAATATTTCTTTATTAGGCTGGAATACAATCAGAGGCTCCTCAAGCCTCGCTGCTATATCCGCTATGATGAGTGATTTGCCCGCACCTGTCGGAAGTACCAAAAGACCGTTCCTGCCTGACTTCATCTTAAAATACATTACAGCGGCGTCACTGGCTTTTTTTTGATAATCTCGTAATTGATATTTCATAGTCTGATTACTCCTTTATGAACTTTTTCGTGGCAAGAGGCGCATAAGGTGACAAGGCAGTCCAGATGTTCGAGTTCATGACCGACTATGGACATTCCATTCACCTTATAGCGCATATGATGTACTTCCAGCGGATAGAGGGCGTTACAATGCCGGCATTTGTGTCCGTCCCTGATACGTATTTCCCTTGCAACCTTCTCCCAATATGGATTCCGTGTCAGGGAGAGCGCATACGCCGACTTGCGTCCCTTCTTATGCCGTAGCCTGCTCATCAGTTTTCTTCTTCGTCAGAATCAACACATCCCAATGCATCGTTCAGATCATCTTCATTACCTAGCTCGTCGTCGCTGTCATCCGGAATCATGTCATGTTCGTTGTCAAAATCATCATCGTCAGGTTTCTCCACTGCCGGAAAATCCAGTCCGAACAGTTCCATCATGGCTGTGCGGTTTCTATCCTCCTGCGCCCACAGGGAAGATTTGTCGTAAGATGAAATCTTTTCAGCCTTGACCAGCAGAACACGGCCGTTTATTACCGAATAGAAAAGGTAGTAGCCGTTCAGGGCTATACGGAATGTCTTGGTTGGCGGCAGCTTCTTTTCCTTTGTGCCTTCCGTCACCTTGGCGGCATAATCCTTGATCTGTCTGCTAACCGAATTAAGAGCCTCCTCAGCGTCCGCCTTCAGTCGTTTGGCCTCTTCCTTTGCACTCAGCAGTTCTGCCTCGGCACTGGGCAGCTCTTTCTCTACGAGCTCACAATACTTCTTTCTGATCTCGTCTTTTTCAAAATTATCCATATATCTCATTGCCAGTTCATTCTCCGGGAACATGACATTGAAATGCTCGTTGACAGCCTTGATGATCTCCTTCTCGTTTTCAGCATTTCCGAATGTCAGTTCAAGAGGGAATGTGTCTTTTACAACTTCCGGCAGGACAAACTGCAGTTCCTCCGGTTCATAATCGTTTGTAATCATAATTATATTTTAATTTGTTATTATTAATATCTGCCTTCATACTCGGCTACAAAGGCGGAATAGTACTTATCGGTAGGCAAGGGGAGTATGATGCCAAAATCATTGTTGACATCAGCCTTCACGCTTTCCATGAAGTTTGTCATTTCCAAGGTATTCAGCTTGCTTGTGCCACGGGATATGGTTTCGGTCTTTCCACCTATGGTCACCTGTTTGCTCAGAAATTTCTTGCAGTAGAGATCATGTATGTCCTGCACACCGTCAGCGGTGCTCCAATATTCCTCTCCTGTGTATTCCCTGAAACAGGCCCCGATACATCGGAACCATTGCCACATGAGGGCATTCTGGTTGAGGGTACGGGGCTTGGTCTTGCGTTTGATGGTGAGGGTATATTCCCCATTTCTCAGCAGGCTTAGCATGAACTCAAACGGTTTGTCAAGAGTTGCTTTACCGTCTTTCTTTATAATAGTGGCTTCCATCAGCAGGGCAACTCATCATCGGAACTGGCATGTTGTGTCTGCTGCTTGACAGTTACCATCTCCATGCTTTCTGCAAATATCTCAACGACAGTATGCCTGACACCGTTCTTGTCTTCAAACGACCGGCTTCTGATTTCGCCTTCGACATATACCTTATCCCCTTTATGAAGATACTTCTTGGCTGTTTCGGCAATACCACGCCATACTACGATATTATGCCATTCGGTACGTTCGGGAATTTGTGTGCCATTTGGCAAAGTTTGTGCGCGCTTGGTCGTGGCAAGAGAGAACTGGCCGACGGCGACACCGCCCTCAAGATATCTGACATCGGGATCCTTTCCGAGATGTCCTAACAGGATTGCTTTATTCACACTCATTTTCTTTCTCCTTTCTTATGGTTATACGAATAGATGCTTTCTTTTCGACAGATTTCAGATACTTTGAATACAAATCCGGATAGTCAGTCTGGAATGCCTTGGTGTCGAATGACTTGCCTGTTGTGGCAGGAGTGACGGAAGCACGCAGTCGTCCGGCATCCCATACATTCACCCCATTCTCTATCATGGCGTTTTTCAGTCCTTCCTTCATCTGTTCGCTCTGTTCCTTGGCAAAATCCAGCTCTTCCTGGATATCAATAAGCATCTGTACAGCCGCCGCAGTCATCAACTGCAGGTTTCCGGCAGGTGCTATTTCTGTGGAAAGGTATTTCTCACCCTTCACTTCGCATTCCATGAGGTGCATTACTTCTTCATCAGACCTGCGCTCAACAGGAATAAGCTCGGACTTGTCTCCACGGAGCCAGACCCCGTACAGGTTTCTGACTTTCAGTCCGGGATTCTGCCTCTCAAAGAGGTATGCGTATATGGACAACTGCCAGCTAAGGGATTCTTTGTCTATCCGGTAAGTGGTCTTGATATCCGCCAGGCTGATCTCACCTTCCTTTTCCCATACACAGTCGATGTTGGATGCGAAGTACTCCTCATCGGATACTGTGTATTCGTTGGCCAGCGCGTCATATCCGGCATTCATGCGCTCACGTAAATAGTTCTCCGCCTCGATGCTTTCAGGCTCGAATCCTGTCGAGTCTACAAATTCGCATTGTGAATGGATACGGCTGCCCTTGTTGGCCGCACGCCTCATCACATGGTCGGGAACGCCTTTGTACTTGTCGGGAAACAACTGCCGGCTGATCATACCGGTAATTCCCCGGAGCTGTTTCTCTCCAAGAAAATAGGTGTGGTTCTCTTCATTGAAAACCACAGGGGACTTTACTAATTTTATCATTTCTTTTCAGGATATTTTTTGCCCATTTCAATACAGGCGTTACGAAACTCGTTATTGTTCTGCATGACTGTGTATCTTTTCCAGACAGACAGGACCTGCGTCCGTGACTTGCAGGCATTCATCTCATCAACTGCCTGTTTCAGTTGCGCACCGGTAAAAGCGGCAGGAGTCTGTGCCGGATTTTTAGGCACGGTTCTGGCAGGTGCCTGTTCTTTCACTTTCTCTTTCACTTCACCGAAAACATATCTTACGTCACCTCTGCCGTCAACAATCACCAGTTTGGAGATTTCACGCTGCTGGTTGTATTCAATCGACTGTACGTTGAACTTGGCATTTGTTCCAAAACTCTTGGAGCCATTGTAGCCGGTTTTTTCATATACTTCCGAGGAATCCAACGTTATCCAGATGAAGGGAGCCGTGTAAAGCTCACGACCGATTCCCCAGTTGAAAGCGGCGCGTTTGAAGGCATCGGACGCCTGTCCTTTCTCCTTCTCGGTATTGGACTCCGTACCCACATCCTGTTTGTTTACCCATACGCCTTTATCAGCGTCCCAGACAGATATCGTGCAGAACAGGTTTCCGTTTATTAGTTCGTGGCTACGCTGCCAGTTGTTTGGACCATAGACCTCATCCAGCATACGCATATCAACACGGGCATCTTTATAGAGCAGGAGGGAACAGCCGTTCTGCTTCATCGTGCCGACTCTGCATTCAATCTCGGAAGCCAATAATGTTCTGATTTGACTTCCTTGTGCTTTTTCTTCTTTTTTAGCAGCCATAATTTAAATTTATTGGTTTGACTTTTAGTTGTTTATATCTATAAAGTTATCTTTTATTGACAAGTTTGGCAAACAGAATCTTCGCCATTTTATCGCCATTTCACCA